AAGGACGACGCTTTGAATCGGAATGCTTCCGACGATGAGGTCTACCGCTGGGCGACCGTGTTCACCACCGCATGGAACTACCGAGTTCAGGAGACACCCGATGAGCACTGACCAGCGCCGCGCACTCGCGGCCACGACGCCCACCACCGAGGTCATCAAGGACGCCGTGACGTATCCGCGTGAGCGTCTCGGTGAGCCCCTCGACATCAGCCCCGAACGGTTCGAGGCATGGCTCGCAGGCGTGAAGCGATACGCCGCGAGAGAGGCTCTCGACGGGCTGGCGGCGGTCCATGACGACGGCACGTTGATCGGTCCGCACTCTCTCGTCGGCGATGCAGCCCGCCACCATCGCGACACTCACTACCCCGAGGAGACCCCGTGAACGACGACGAGCAGGCGAGCCTTGACATGGAGGCGTACCACCGGAAGGCCGCAGCCGCAGCCGCGAACGGCTGGCTTGCCGCCATGCACCGAGAGATTGCGGACGGCATTCGGTCCAGCCGAGAGGAGCGTGAGACCCCGTGACCATTCCCCCGGAGCGCAGGGAGGAACTGCGGAGACTCGCGGACGAGGCGACCCCGGGACCGTGGCCCCTGTTCAGCGGTGGCGAGTACGTCGGCGGAGTCGGCATTCTCGTCGCTCCGGACGACGGCGGGGTGAGTCCCGCCAACGCCGCCTTCATCGCCGCGTCACGACAGGCCATCCCCGACCTGCTCGATGAGAACGATGCGCTACGGGCAGAGCTGCGCACCGCGAAGGACCACCTCCGGCAGGCAATGATCGAGATGCAGGGCAGCGAGCAGTGGGCCGAACGGATTGAGCATCGTGCTATCCGTGCCGAGGCCCGAGCCGACATTCGGGGCCGCGCCGTCGCCATCTACCAGGACAGGGCACGGCAGGCAGAGGCGCGTGTCAAGGCCGTGGAGGACATGTGCGACGCCGAGGAGGACCCTGACCAGTGGCCTCCCCGCCCCGTCATGCACGGTGGGGAACCGTTCCCAGCCTCCCTCATGGTCGACGCCATCCGCCGCGCACTGGAAGAGTGACTCGCCCCGCCCGGTAGGAACGCTTCCTCACGAAACCGTTACTAAGGCCTCCGATCGATCACAGATCGGGGGCCTTCCCTTATGCCCACAGGAGGGCACATGCAACAGCTGCTCATTCCCCTCGGGAAGTCCGAGTGGTACTCCCTCAACGACCGCCTGCACCACATGGCGAAGCACCGCATCGCGAAGCACGTTCGCCAGAAAGCGGCGCTGCTCGCCCGCGCACACCTCACCCCCGTCACTGTGCCGGTGAACGTCACTGCGCACATCGGCTACCCCCGCAACGGCCGCGCCGACCCCTCCAACGCCGCTGTCGTGAAGCACATCCTCGACGGCCTCACCGACGCCGGCATCTGGACCGACGACGACCACACCCATGTGCCCGCTGTCGCGTACCGCCGCGACCCCGCTACGGGCCGTACAGGGCTGTGGCAGGTCCGGCTCGTCATCACCCCCACCACCTGAGAGGAGGCCCCACATGGCGCGCATGCGCTACGTGAAGCCCGAGATCTGGACCGACCGAAAGTTCGTCCGACTCTCACCCCACGCACGGCTGCTCTTCATCGGCATGTGGAACTTCGCGATCTGCGACCGCGGCCACATCGAAGACGACGCTTTCGAGCTCAAGATGCGCGTCTTCCCCGCCGACAACATCGACGCATCGCCGCTCGTCGATGAGTTGATCGATGCCGGTCTCGTCGACCGATCCGACACCCATCTGACGATCCGTAACCTGTCGAAGCACCAGAAGGTCGACTCTCGATGGACCCCCCGGTGCCCCTATTGCCCCAGGTCAGAGGCTCCCGAGAACTCTTCCGACCACACCGGCACTCCCGACACCTCTGCCAACCTCTCCGAAACTCTCCCGAGCTCTACCAAAAACACCCAAGGAGGGGATGGGAGGGGAGGGGATAGGAGAGGAGAGGAAGGGAGAGAGGCGCCGAAGCGCGCCACCGCCCTCCCGAAGTCCTGGACTCCGTCCGAGGACCACATCGCCTACGCCACCGAGAACAACATCGACCTCACCCACGAGGCCGAGAAGTTCAAGAACAACTGCGCAGCGAAGGGACTCACCTACAAGAACCACAACGCCGCCTTCGCCAACTGGATCCGCCAACCCTGGGTCAGGAAGCTCCCCGACCAACAACCCACCGCCCTCGCAGAATGGATGACCCGTGGCTGACATCGACACCACCCCCGCGGAACGCGCCGTCATCGGAGCATCCCTCGCGGACACTGCCGCGATCCGCTGGGCCTCAGACCACATCACCGCCGAAGACTTCTACTCCCCCCGCCTCGGCGACATGTGGCAGCGGCTCCACACCCGGTGGAAAGCCGGAGACCCCACCGACGTCATCTCCATGGACGGGGTCCTCCGGGACCTTCCCGGCTACCAGAACGGTGACGTGTTCACCCTCGTCGACTCCGCACCCGTCGCCGGGTCGGCCGCGTTCTGGGCCGCGCAGATCGCTGAGGGGGCGAAGCGTCGCCGTCTCGTCGAGATGGCTGTCCGGGCTCAGCAGAACGCGAGAGAGGGCGACCTCGCCGACGCGCTCACCATCGCCCGCAACGACCTCGCAGACATCGGGAAGGCGACCACGTCGAAGCTCGACGCGAAACCCCTCGCTCGAGTCCTCGAGGAGTCCGACGAATACGACTGGGTCATCCCCGGGATTCTCGAAGCATCCGACCGGGTCATCTTCACGGGTGGGGAGGGTGCGGGGAAGACCACGCTGATGCGGCAGATGGCGATCCTCGCAGCGGCCGGAATCAACCCCCTCACGTTCGACGACATGGCCCCTGCCCGGGTTCTGATCGTCGACGCGGAGAACACCGAGAAGCAGTGGCGTCGTGCCACCCGAGATGTCGTAGGGAAAGCATCTGAGCACCTCGGCGCATCCGTGGGGGAGTTGATCCCTCTCGCGTGCGTGCCCCGTCTCGACATCACGAAGGAGCGGGACCTGTCCGCGATCCATGACCTGATCGACCGGCACTCGCCACAGATCCTGTTCATCGGCCCGCTGTACAAGCTCGTCCCTCGGGCGATCCAATCCGATGATGACGCGGCCCCGCTGATCGCCGCACTCGACTCGCTACGGGCACGGGGGCTCGCGCTCGTGATGGAGGCCCATGCCGGGCACGCCCAATCCGCTGCCGGGCAACGCGACCTCCGGCCCCGCGGGTCCAGTGCGCTGCTCGGCTGGCCCGAGTTCGGGATCGGGCTCCGGCTCGACACCGAGTACGGGCCGTTCAAGGTCGATCCGAACAACTTCCGCAACCGGAAGATCGACCTCACCCGTTGGCGTGGCGACCGCGACGAACGCCAATGGCCGGACTCGCTGTACGCCGGGAACCACTACCGGTGGACGCCCGAGCATTACGCGTCCACGCTCAACCGCCCGAACCCGACCCCGCAGGAGGATCGACGTGCCTACGCGAACTGACCTCACCCCGGAGCGCCTGGCGACGATCAGACGCCTCGCCGAGGAGGACCCGTACTTCAAGGGGGTCCTTGCCGCACTCACCGAACCCTCGCCAGTGGCGGGGGTTTCTTCGTCCCAGCGAAAGGACACCCCGTGAGCTCCTACGAGAAGACCACCCGGTCCACCACCACGACCACCTACAAGCTCGACCTGCCGGGCGCCACGCTCGACGACCTCCGGCGGCTCGTGGAGGCCACCGTCCACCTCAGCGCAGGCTCCCCGATCCAGACGGACCTGTTCGGGATCACGCTCGCCGTCCACGAGACCCGGCTCAACGAGGAGGAGAAGCCGTGATCATCATCCTCACCATCGCCTGGTGGCTCGAAGGCCGGGCCCTCCGTCGGGAGATCACCGCGCTCGAGCAGCAGATCGCCGAACTGCGCGAGATGCCGCCCCATGAGCGGGCCATCCTCGACCGCGCCCTGTTCGACCGGTCCGCCCGCAGCTACCACGCCGCACTGCGCCAGTGCGCGCACGGCTTCCACCACCCCGAGGGTCCGCACTCCTGCGACGGCTGCTGGTGCGAAGGAGAGCGTGACCGCGCCATGTACGGCTGGGACCACAACACCGACCCGAAGGAGACCCCGTGAACCTCACTCCCGCCGAGCGGGCAGCGCTCGACACCCTCGGTGCTCCGAGCGCTCACCGCACCGTCCACACGATCATCAGCGGCTTCGAGACCGACCCCGACGCCGTGTTCCTGCTCGTCCCCGTCCCCGCCGGCCCCGAGTACGCCATCGGCGACCGCGTCACCATCACCTTCGAGGAGACCCGATGAACCGCGACAGATCGAACCTCAAGTACCACCGCCCGAAGGCTGAGGGTGTCCTCGCCGTACAGCTGACCGCGGAGAACGCTCACGCTGTCGCCCGCGAGCTGGGCGGGCGCGTCGAAGAGGACCCGAAGCCCGGCGACCCCACCGACGTCGCGCTGTGGTTCAGCGTTCCGACCCTGAGTGGTGTCGCGCGGCTCCTCGTCGGTCCCGGTCCTGTCGTCGGTCGGGAGTTCGCCTCCGGCCGAGTCGTCGTCTGGGACAACCCGCGCGACTTCTACGCCACCTACGAGGAGCAGAGCCGATGACCACCCTGTACCGCCCCGTCCTGATCGAGTCCGCCGAGCAGGCCGAAGCACTGCCAGAGGGGACCGTACTCATCCGCGAGGAGCACTTCGCATTCCAGAAGCACGCGGGCCAATTCGTGAGCGCCGACCCTCACGACCTTCCCACCGGAGCCGCATGGGAAGTAGTGGGCTGGACGGCTCTCGTGCCCATCGAAGCCGAGGAGGAGTTCACCGCCATGGGAACCGACGACGGCGAGCACTGGATCGCCCACGTCGGCACCGACGGCGTCACCGGATCCCGCGAGGACGCCGAGCAGTACACCAAGCGCTTCGGCGGGTTCATCGCCCGCCGCTACCGCACCCCCTGGGAGGAAGCATGACCACCAGCCCACTCGAGCAGCTCCGCGAAGCCCTGCAGGAGTACGTCCGATCGACCGAAGGCACCGAGCTCGTCCTCACGGACTTCGCGATCGGCTACGCCGCGATCGACATGCACACCGCCGACGACCGGACCTTCATCGGCACCACAGCGTCCGGGGCACCCCACGCCACCCTCGGCCTCGCGCACGTCCTGACGCGAGACCTCCTCGAAGGAGACGACGACGAATGACCCTCGAGCACGCCACGCGCACCATCGCCCAAGCCGAGGAGGCGTGGTTCATCCTCCAAGGCATGGCCCGTGCCCAGACCTCCGCCCCCCAGGGCCCGAAGGTCACGACCAGCAGCACCCCCGGCACACCCCTGAACCTCACGATGCACGACCTCGCCGTCGACATCGCGGCCACCCTCCGAGACCTCGCCCTCGACCTCGCCGAAGCGACCGGCGAATGGCCCGACGGCCTCGACGCCACAGGAGCCTCCGCATACGCCCGGAAGTGGGCCGAGCACATCACCGGCCACGAGGGCCGCGAGGACGTCCTCCGCACCCTCACCGAGCACGTCCAGCGCGCGACAGGCGTCCTAGGCATGCACCCCCGCCGCACCCGCGTCCCCGAACCGTGCGAGTGCGGACACGAGCAGTGGGTCTATCACGAGCACGTCGCCTACGTCCGCTGCAAGGACGGGCACCTCGCGTCCCTCGCCGATCACGCCTACGCCGCCGGGGCCGGGCACTTCACCATCGGGCAGGCCGCGAGGATCCTCGGCATCTCCGACCGGACCGTCGGCAGGCTCCTCGAGCGGGGAGACCTGTGGGGCGCCAGAGGGTCCGGCGGACGCAGAGGCTACGTCGACGCCGCGTCAGTGACCGCGTTCCATCGTGGGCTTGCGTCTCCCGCCCATGCCGGATAGTCTCTGACTGAATGGAAATAGTGTCCCCAACGGGAACACGCAGCCGAAGCCCTCGCCGAACAGCGGGGGCTTTCTTCATGCCCGAAAGACCGTGACCACCGCCCCCGCGCCAGCAGGGACGACCACGGCACACCCCCGTAGCTCAGAGGCAGAGCAGGCCGGTACACCGGCACCCGGGTAGCTCCCGGAGGCGCAGGTTCGAGTCCTGCCGGGGGTACCAGGTGTCCGGCGAGACCGACGGGTCAACGACCCGGACACCCGAACGTCGGTCGAGGCACACGGCGCACACGACAGCCTCCCGACCCGCGCACCGCGAAAAGCACCCGCCCGCAGAAGGGGCACGAGGCGAACGCGGCAGCGCACGCCCGGCAGGCCCCGCGAGAGACAACGCGGACGCCTGCCGGGCCACACACCACCGGGCACAGCCCATCCAGCCCACCCCCGCCAGGACGCGACCCTGGCGGGCAGGTGGGCACCAACCCATGAACACGCCAGGCAGGAGGCAACCCATGAAGTGCACAGCGCACCGCTCCAACGGCGAGCCCTGCAACAACTGGTCGATCAAGGGTGCCGAGGTGTGCCGCAACCATGGCGGCTCCGCGCCCCGGGTGAAGGCCGCTGCGGCTCGTCGCACTGCCGAGGCGAAGGCCGCGAAGGCCGCTGCACTGTTCGCGGCTCCGGTCGACGTTGATCCCGCGCAGGCACTCATCGACCTCGTCCATTGGACCGCCGGTGAATGCGAGTACTGGCGCGAGCAGGTCCGGGAGCTTGCCGACACTGACCCTGCCGCGCTGACGTGGGGCATGACTCGGGAGAAGACGGGTGGTGACGACTACGGCACCACCGAGGAAGCGAAACCGAACGTCGCGTACGTGATGCTCACCGATGCGCAGGAGCGGCTGGCGAAGTTCGCTACGGCCGCGCTCAAGGCTGGCGTGGATGAGCGTCGGGTGCGTATCGCTGAGTCGCAGGGGGCGATGGTCGCTGACGTGATCAAGCGGATCCTGGAGCGGCTCGATCTGCTCGAGTGGCAGGCCGAGCTCGTCCCGTCCGTTGTCCCGGAGGAGCTTCGGGCGCTGTCTGCGGGGGTGTAGCGGTGACGGTCCTGGATTGGGCCGAGGCTGCTGCCCGCATGTTCGAGCCGAAGGATGACGCCTACCCCACCCCTGGTGTGCTCGCTGCTGCGGTCACTCCGGGCACGCTCCAGACCCGGGCTTTGGACGTCATCGATCAGGCTCTTGTCGATGTGGAGTCCGGTGACTGCGACCGGCTGATCATCTCCATGCCGCCACAGGAGGGGAAGTCCACCCGGGTCACGAAGGTGGGGCCGCTGTGGTTCCTTCTCCGTAACCCGGAACGCCGCGTCGTCGTCGCTTCCTATGCGGAGTCTCTCGCGCAGGAGTTCGGGCGCGATATCCGCTCCCACATCACCTCGAACCAAGGCGATGACGGCACGCTGGACCTCGGGCTACGGATCGCGCCTGACAACGGCGCGGTAACGTCCTGGAAGCTCGACCAACACCGCGGTGGTGTCCGGTCCGTCGGTATCGCTGGCGGCCTCACTGGCCGCCCTGCTGATGTCATCTTCATTGACGACCCGATCAGCAACATGGAGCAGGCCGAGTCGAAGACATACCGGGACCGGGCATGGTCGTTCTGGACCAGCGTGGCCCGGACGCGTCTCGCCCCTGGCGCGCCGGTCGTCCTGATCCTGACCCGCTGGCATCACGACGATCTCGCCGGCCGCCTCCTCCGCTCTGAGGAGGGGCACCGGTGGCGGGTCATCAACATCCCCGCGCAAGCGAACCACCGCCCGGAGAAGGGTGAGGTCGATCCGCTCGGTCGTGAACCGGGTGAGTGGATGGATTCTGCACGCACCGATGAACGGACCGGGAAGCAGCGCACCGCCGCTGACTGGGAAGCGAGCCGCCGAGAGGTCGGACCCCGCGTCTGGAACGCCCTCTACCAAGGGAACCCGTCCCCCGAGCAGGGTGGCCTGTTCCCTGGCGTGTGGGCACGGTACGAGCAGCCGATGTGGATCGAGCACCACGACGGGACACGCACCGTCCCCGGCGAGGGGTACGAGCTCGTCCAGTCCTGGGACATGACGTTTAAGGACACGAAAGCATCGGACTATGTCGTCGGCCAGGTGTGGCTCCGTATCGGTGTCACCGCCTACCTCCTCGATCAGGTGCGGGCCCGAATGAACTTCACCGCCACTATCGAGGCGGAGGGGTCGAAGTTTGCGCGCGCCTCCGCCGTGTCTCCCCTCTCCCACTCCGGGAACATCGTGCTTCCCTCCGCTGAGCTGCTCCCCAACGTGGAGGAGCTCATCGAGGAGCATCGCCTGTTCCCCAATGGGCCACACGACGACACGGTCGACACCCTCTCGCAGGCGATCAACCGGCTGCTGCTGAACCCGCTCCTCGAGCACGACGACATCATCGACGGAGAAGACCTCCTCGACATCGACCCGCACGACTACCTCGGCGGCTACTGACAGGAGGACGCACATGGGTGTGATGGCGCGCATCTCCGAACGTTTCACACCTCGTGAGGATCCTCAGGTCGAGTACCTCAAGGAGGCTGTGTCGGATCTGTCCCGGCAGCTGGAGCGGGACGAGCAGGGCTGGTCCCCTCTCGGCGAGGATGGGGACGAGTTCACTCGGGACGCGCTCGCTCGCGCCGCCTCCCAGTCCCGGACGATGGCTGTTGCGCACCCTCTGGTGCGTCGCGCTCTCAAGCTCCGCCAGGCCTACGTCCACGGGCAGGGCGTTTCTGTCACTGCCGCGACCGAGGATGATGGCGGGCAGGACGTCAACGCTGTACTGCAGGCGTTCTGGGATGACGAGGGGAACCGGGCCGCACTCACCGGAGCGCAGGCGAAGGACCGTCTCGAGCAGACCCTGGGCACCGACGGCAACACCTACATCGCCGCGTTCACGAACCCGCTGACGGGCGAAGTGCAGGCCCGCACGATCCCGTTCGACGAGATCCGCGAAGTGATCACCGACCCGGACGACCGGACCCGGCCCTGGTTCTACAAGCGCATGTGGGCGCCGGTGACGGTAGCCGCTGACGACGTCTCCACTGTCACGGCCCAGCAGGAGCGGACCGACTACTACCCGGCCCTGGATCACTTCCCTGCCCGCCGGCCGAAGTTCATCAACGGACACGAGGTGCACTGGAATTCGCCCGTCTACCACGTGAAGGTCAACGACCTCGACGGATGGGCTTTCGGTATCGGTGACGTGTACTCGGCACTGTCGTGGGCGCGCGCCTACCGGGACGGTCTCGCGGACTGGGCGACGCTCGTGAAGTCCCTGTCTCAGTTCGCGTGGCGTGCCACGTCGAAGGGGTCGAAGACTCAGCAGCTGCGACAGTCCCTGTCCCGCACCCCGAACGGGCCCCCGGACGGGAACCCGAACAGTGTGGGCGCTACCGCGGTCACGTCCCCGGACGTCACTCTGGAGGCGATCCCGAAGTCGGGGGCGACGATCGATTCGGAGTCGTTCCGTCCGATCGCGGCGATGGTCGCGGCCGGGCTCGACATCCCCGTCACGATCCTCCTCGCAGATCCGGGGACGACGGGTGCTCGTGCGACGGCGGAGACGCTCGATGAGCCGATGCGCCTGTCGATGGAGTCTCGGCGTGCCGTGTGGCGGCAGACCTATAAGGCGATCGCCGGGTACGTGATCCGTCAGGCGGTGAAGGCACCGCAGGGCCCACTCCAGGGCACGGTCATTCGGGACAAGTGGTCCGGTCGTGAGGTTCTCTCCCTCGCTGATGACACGTCCCCGATGGTGACGGTCGACTTCCCGTCGCTGGAGAAGCTCCCGATCGCAACGATCATGGAAGCGATCGTGAAGGCGGACAGCACCGGGAAGGTTCCCCCGGTCGAGATCCTCCGCTGGATCCTCACCGCGATGCAGGTTGAGGACGCTGACGACATCATCGCGGCCGCGACCGACGATGACGGCAACTGGGTCGACCCGGCCATGTCGGCGGGGCAGGCGGCAGCGGATGCGTTCCGCCGCGGTCAGGACGGCACCTCACTCCAGGCTGTTGCTCGAGTAGAGCAGGCGATCCGCGACATCCAGGACCGCGAGGAGTAGCTCATGGCGTTCACGAGGCGGACAGCCGATATCGAGGCCGCGATCGCTACGGCTGTCGGTGACGTTCTGGACGCTCGTGAGGCCGAGCTCGTCGCAGCATGGGTGAAGTCGTGGGATTCCGTCTCCGGGGAACTGGAGGACGTGCTCCTCGCCCTCGCCCAGGCCGTGGAGGGTGGGACGCTGACCCCGGCGATGCTGGCCCGGAACGCGCGCCTCCAGTCCGCTGTGACTGCTCTCGCTGACGCTCTCACCGCCGTGGCCGGTGACGCGGTCGAGGGGATCGCTGACGATATCCGGGCAGCCGCTCGGATCGGTGAGATCGGTACGGTCGCGATGGTCGGGGACCAGCTCCCCGCCACTCTCGCCGCGTCGGTGATCGCCGCGAACCCTGAGCAGATCACGGCGATGCTCGAGCGTTCCATCGAGAACATCACCGCTGACATGGCGGCAATGCCAGTCGAGCAGGCGGCGATCATCCGGGCCGAGCTGAACCGTGGCATCACGGTCGGCGCGAACCCGCGGGAGACCGCCGCACGGATGGTCCGCCGCATGGAGGGCCGGTTCAACTACGGACTCACCAGGGCGCTCGTCGCCTCGCGGACGGAAACCCTCGATGCGCACCGGTCCGCGGCGCAACAGACCGAGCTCGCGAACAGCGACGTCGTCGCCGAGTGGCAGTGGATCACCCATGTTGACGGGAGGACGTGCTTCCCCGCCGGAACCGCGATCTCCACCGAACGCGGCACCGTGCCCATCGAGGACGTGAAGGCCGGAGACCGCGTGGTCACCCACACGGGTGCTCACCATAAGGTCACCGAGACCCTGAGCCGCGCCTACGCCGGGAGGATGGTCACCCTGGCCACCCGGCACAGGAGTGTCACCTCAACGGCCGACCATCCCTTCCTGATTGAGCGGGAGGGCGAGCTGCACTGGGTAGAGGCTGCCCATGTCCGAGACGGGGACAGCCTTCTCCGCTACTGCGATGGCGGCACGTACTGTGTCGATCATCGGAGCGGCGAGGTCCCCGTACAGGCCGGTATCTGGGATACGCACCACGACGAATCCAGCGGACTGCATGTGCAAGTCCTTTCGAGCGTCCCGGTCCTTCGTCCGGGCGTGCCAGTAGACCCCATCCACTTCGAGGATCGTCCGGGTGTCAAGGAGCAGGAAGTCGACGGGGTATCGCCATCCGGCGACCGTGGCCTCCTGCTCGAAGGTGACACCGAGCGTTTCGAGAGCGCGGCGGACGTTCCCCTCGGGCTCGGTCTCTCCAGTGTGTCTGCGGTAGCAGCGCGGGGAGCAGAACCGGGGCTTGAGGGAGGGGACGGCGCGGAACGTCTTCCCACACTCGCGGCAGTCGACCATGACGGCGGGGCGGCGGCATTCCTCGGAGCAGTACGTGAGTCGCCCCTGTCTAGTATCGAAGATGGTTCCGCATCTGGCGCAGGGCAGGATCTTTGCGTCGGGGAACTTGCACTCTTGCGAGCAGAATCGCCCGGCGGCATGGCCGCGGGCTGTGTAGCTGCGGGGGATGGAGAAGTTTTCCCCGCAGGTCTCGCAGACCTTGGGGACGCTTCCGTACTGGCAGGTGGACGAGCAGTATTTCCGGTCCCGTCCCCCGCCGCGGGTGCGGAACGTCTTTCCGCATCGCCTGCACGTCGCGTCGTAGGACGGCTTGGCGACCTTGCCTCGCGTGGTGTGGGGGTGCTCTCGCTGGTGCTGGGCGTAGCAGGCGCGCCCGCAGAACTTTCCGCCACCTCTGCGAGCCCACGCGGCGGGGATTATGAAGGTACGTCCGCACTGGCCACAGGTCATTTCCATGCCGACATTCTATCAAGGTCAACAACCCATCCCCAGGAGGTTCGGGTGTTCAACCTTGAGGTGTCGAAGGATCATTCCTACGTCGCCAACGGGTACGCAGTGCACAACTGTCGGGCCTGCATCGCGCAGCACGGCAGAACTTTCCCCCTCGAGGAGCCGGGACCGATCGACCACCACCAGGGCCGGTGCGCTCGCGCACCCGTTACGAAGTCGTGGACCGAGCTCGGATTCCCCGGCATCGAGGAACCGGCCCCGCTGATCCAGTCCGCTGTGGACGAGTTCGATGCCCTCACCGATCAGGAGCAGCGTTCCATTCTCGGGAAGGACTACGAGGCGTGGAAGGCCGGGGACTACCCGATCGATTCATGGGTGACGACGCGCAGCAACCCCGGGTGGAGGGACTCGATCGCGCCCACTACTGCGTGAGGAGCCGTCATGGACACCCGGGACCGAGTGATCCGGCGGATGCTCGCCCTCACCGCACGTGGCCTCTCGATCGATGCCGCAGCGGACCTCATCCCTCCGGGTATTGACCCGGACCCATCAGGCATCGCTCGTCACACCACTGACAGGCGTACTCCCGAACGAGCTTCCACCCGTCCAAACGCCACGACGAGAACACCGGCCGCCACTCATGGCCCGGGCACTCCAGCACATCCGAATCCGTCCCCATGGGGCGCAACACTACCCAGGAGGTCCCAGTGCGTTCCATCCGCGAAGCACAGGCCAGCGGGCTCGCCACCACCCAGAAGAACGCGGTGTGGCGGTCCCGGATCATCGAAGGCGACCGGTGGGGGTCCTCGGGGTACTACTCCCGTGAGGTCCTCGAGCGGGACGGGCCCGGCACGTGGCCCGCCGGGACGCAGGTCTACCTCGACCACCCCAGCGTCTCCGAGCAGGCGGAGCGTCCCGAGCGTTCCGTCCGCGACCTCGCCGGGAAGATCGTCTCCACTCCCGCGTACGAGTCCGATGGGCTGTACGCGGAGATCGAGTTCTACCCCCACGTCGCACCGGTCGTCGAGTCGATGGCCGGTGACATCGGCCTGTCGATCCGGGCCGGTGCCGAGGTGGAGGCGGGCGAGGCCGAAGGCCGGGAGGGGTGGATCATCACCGGCCTGTCCGAGGGGCAGTCCGTCGACCTGGTCACCAAGCCGGGCGCGGGCGGGAAGCTCGTCTCCCTCATGGAGTCTGCGCGACAGGAAGCGCAGGCCGCGGAGGCCCTCCCCGGCGGGGGAACCGTCGACGACCTCCGCGACGCCCTCAACACCGCAATCCGTGCCACCTACGACGACTCCTACGTGGAGACGTTCACGGACAGCACGGTCGTGTACCGCGTCTACGACGAGACCAACAACGGCCTCTACCAGCAGACGTACACCGCTGACCCTGTGGCCCTCACCGGCTCCCCCGTGCAGGTCCGGCAGCGCACCACCTACGAACCTGTCTCGACCGATCCGGCCGGGCAGTCCACCGCCACTATCGAATCCCGGAAGGGGAATCTCATGGCACACACCCAGATCGAGGAGACCGAGCTCAAGCGTCTCCGCGACGACGCTGGCCGGGTCACCGAGCTGGAGACCCAGCTGACCGAGGCGAAGAAGGCCACCGTCACCGCTGCGGAGGCGCTCCGTGAAGCGAACGAGGCCGCTGACATCGCGTCGGCGGAGTCGATCATCTCCGGTGCGGACGTCGAGTTCACCGCCCTCGAGCGGAAGGGCCTCCTCGCGGGGAAGCCCGCCACCGAGGCCGGCCGCCTCGACGCGGACAAGTTCCGCGAGCAGGTCACCGAGGCCGCCGCCGAGAAGGCCGCCGCCAATGGCGCCGGACGCCCGTTCGGCGTCGGAGGCTCCACCAACACCGCCACTGAGGCCATGTCGTGGGACTCCTACGACAAGGCTCTCGCCGAGATCAAGGAGGCCTGACCATGGCGCTCAACGAAGTCTTCCGCGACGCGAATCACCTGTCCCTGCCCGTCCCCGCCGGTGTCACCTCCGGTTCGCCGGTGCTCGTCGGCTCCATCCCCGGTGTCGCTCAGACCAACCGCGGCGGAGGCGGCAACGCCACCGACCACGCCACCGTGTGGACCAAGGGCGCGTTCGACCTGCCCGTCACCGGTGCGGTCGAGAACGTCGGCGACCCCGTCTACATCGACGCCGGAGCCCTGACCGCCACCGCCCCCGCCACCGACCCGGTCGTGTTCGGGTACGCCCTCGCCACCCAGGCCGCTGACGGCACCATCGCCGTCAAGATCGCCCAGGTCTGAGAAAGGACCACCACATGTTCCAGCTCACCGATGATTCCATCGACTCGGGCACCCTCGTCACCGGCGTTCAGCTGACGTCGAAGGGTGCGTCGGAGTCGCTCGAGGCCCGCAAGCTGTTCGAGTCCGCCGTGCGTGGCTCGATCATGGCGCGCGCCCGTGTGCAGGAGGCGATGACGACCTCCGACTTCCCGATCCTGCTCGGCGTGTCCTACGGGCGCGAGCTCCGCACCCAGTACCAGGGCATCGCCCCGGTGTGGCAGAAGTTCGCGACCCGCACCACCGCCCCCGACTTCCGGGAGCGGGGACTCGTCGACCTGCTCGGCGGGATCGCTGGCCTCGAGGTCGTGCCCGAGGCGTCCGAGTACCCGGCCCGCAAGCTCACCGAGTCGGAGCAGAAGTTCAAGCTCCGCAAGCGTGGCGCGCGCATCCCCCTGACCTGGGAGATGTTCATCAACGACCAGCTCGGCGCGTTCCGGAACCTGCCGGACGCTCTCGCGATCTCCGCCCGGGAGACCGAGGACATCGCCGCGGTCGATGCACTGCTGAACGCCGGCCGCACCGACATCAACACGAACTTCTTCAAGACCGCGAACGGGAACGCGCCCGCGAACGTGGCCCTGACCCGCGCGAACCTCAAGGCCGCCCTCTCGGCGATCAAGGCTCGCAAGGGCACTGACGGTCGCCCGCTGTCGTTCGGCACCGGGAAGCCGGTGCTGCTGGTGCCGCAGGCGCTGGAGGAGGTCGCCAACGACATCGTCGCCGCCCGCGAGATCCGGGAGACGATCGATGGTGCCGAGGTGTACTCGGTCAACGACATGGCGTCCCGCGTGGACGTGGTCGTGAACCCGTGGCTCGACGTCCGCAACGGCAACGCGAAGGCCGCAGGCACCTGGTTCATCCTGCCCCCGCCGAACGCTCCCCGCCCCGCGCTGGTGGTGCCGTTCCTCGCCGGGCACGAGATCCCCGACCTGCGTGTGAAGGCCGACGCCGGCAACCGTCCCGGTGGCGGGATCATCGCCCCGACCGAGGGCAGCTTCGGTGACGACACGGTCCAGTACCGGGTCCGTCACGTGGTGGAGGGCGCGACCCTCGACCCGATGCTGACCTACGTGTCTCGCGGGTCCTGACCCCTGGTGGAGGGGCGGCGCTTCGGTGCCGCCCCTCCCTGATGCGCGGAGGTGCACATGACTGCTCTGGAACGTGTCCGCTCCCTCATCGGGGATAGTGCCGTCACGGATCAGCAGATCGCGGATGCTCTCAAGGGGTATGGCATCGCGGAGGACTCGACTGCCGACACTTGGCAGGTCCGGTATGCCGCCGCGGATCTCCTGGAGACCGAGGCAATGAACCTCATCCGCGGGTCAGCTGTCACGCGAGTGGAGGACATCAGTCTGAACCGGGGAGCGGTCGCGAAGGCGCTCCAGGACCGTGCTGTGCGTCTGCGTGACGACGCCGACCCGGACCAGGGAGTGTTCCTCACGGCTGAGTTCCATCCCGGCGGTTCGCCGTGGATCTGACGAGCATCCTCGCCGAGGCGCGGAGCGTCCACGAGGACGTCATGGGCGAGCTCGGGGACACGTGCCGTATTGATCGTCCTGGCCCGAAGGTGTGGTCCGAGGAGCAGCAGAAGTACATCCCGGGCCCTGACGTTGTCGTGTGGTCGGGTGCCTGCCGTTGGCCCGCCCCCTCTGGTGGTTCTCCAACTGTCACCCCATCGGGTGAGCTGGCGACGCCTACAGCTCCCGTGGTGCGTGTCCCTGCTGCGGTGTCCGGTGTGGTTGCCGGGGATCGGGTGACTGTGACGGCATGCCCGGGTGACCCCGATCTGGTGGGTCGAATCCTGTGGGTGACGTTCAACCGGTACCGGTCGCTGAACAGTGCCCGGTACCTGATCTGCTCCGACTCTCAGTAGGGGGTGCGTGATGAGTGGTGACGCGATGCGGCGTGTAGCGCAGGACCTCACCCAGCAGGCCGAGACGCTGCCCACTCGGGCGTCGGTCGCAGTTCGTAAGGCCACGTTCGAAACGGAAGCGGATGCGAAGCGGAACATCATCGCGATGGACGCGGTCGACACTGGCAACCTGCTGAACAGTGGCACGACGGTCATCTCCAACGGAGGACTGACGGGTCACGTCATCTTCACGGCCTCCTACGCCTACTGGGTGGAGGGTGGCCGAACCGGCGTCCCACCACGCCCGTTCCTCGGGAACGCGACCGACAAGAACGCGCCCCTGTTCCGGGAGGCCATGAGCCAGCTGGGGGGTGACGGATGAGCACTCTCACCGCATGGCATGAGGAAGTGCGGAGAGCACTGGATGCGGTGCTCCCAGCCCAGTACGGCCCCGCCGACTCTCTGCCCACTGAGGGCGGTTCTGTCCAGCCGTGCGCGGTCCTGTGGCCCACGGCGGGCACCCTGCAGTCCCGTTCCTCCGGTGGCCCGCACCAGCGCACCGACAGTGTCGCTGTCGTGTTCGTCGCCGGGACCGTCCTGGAATGCCTCGCCGCTGTCGGGAAGGGCCGCAAGGCCCTCGAGGGGGCACGCCTGATCGCCTCCGGTCGTGGTGGTGGCGCTGTCCGTGAGGGCGGATTCACCGGAGCGACCCCCATTGCTGAGCCTGGCACGGACCCGGTCCGTGTCTCGCTCTCGATCCAGTTCGACGCGATCACGAAAGGCCCGTCATGAGCCGTCCTGTCCGTGCCTCCCGCCCGGAAGGCCACTACACCACCACCCGCCACCACGCCAACCGCAGGGGTCACAAGGTCCTCGAGGGCCATCCCGCCGTCGATGAGTACGGCAGGTGGCTGGACCCCACCCCGCGTGAACAGATCACCCCCGCCCGTGACGAACACGGACGGTTCGCGACTGGCGGCATCGTCGGCGGCGACCCCGCTGTCGGCTGGCAGGCAGTCCCCCTCGGCGACCACAACGGCGACGAGGCCCCCACTGACGAGCCCGCTACGGGCGAGGAGGAATCATGAGCAAGACCCGCGTCCCCGGAGTGAACGCCGCCGGTATGCAGCCCGTCTGGGTGATGCAGCTCGCTGACGTCACCACCCCCATCACCGCCGACACCAGCACGTTCTCCCTCGCCACCCTCGACCTGGGCGTGAAGGTCGACTGCTACATGGACTTCGGCGACTTCACCATCGACCGGACCGCGAACACCACCACCCGTCAGCGGATGTGCCAGAAGGTCGCCGAGGAGATCGTCATCGGCCACACCATCGCCGGCACCATGACCGTGGTCCACGACCGTCAGGCCGCTGACACGGAGACCGTGAACCTCGCGTATGAGGCGCTGCCGGAGGGTGGGGAGGTCGTGATCGCGGTCGCGCACGGCTGGGACCAGGACGACGACCCCACCGCGGCCACTGTCGTGGATCTGTGGGTCGTGACCGTCGCGATGCTGAAGCACCTCATCGCGACTTCCCCGGATGCGGACATCAAGGCGGAGGCGACCCTGAACGGGTCCGTGTACGCCCCGAACGTCGTCCTCTCCGAGGTCTGAGACCGACTGGCCCGTGACTTCGGGGGAGGTCACGGGCCGGTCACCTCTCCCCCACTCCCCCGCATCCCCCGAAGGAGTCATCGTGGTCACTCGCCGCACCGCCACTGTCCAGGTCACGCTGGACGCGAAGAACGACGAGCAGGAAGAGCTGCAGGCCCTCGCCGTAGAGGAGAAGCGCCTCGCCCTCGCACAGGCCCGTGAGACGGGTGCGAAGCGCTCCCCGATCACGAAGCAGCTGAACGAGATCCGTCCGGCCATCGCCGCGCTCGAGGCTGAGATCGCGACCGGACGCATCACTGTCACCGTGATGGCTCTCGCCGCGTCGAAGTACCGGAACCTGCTCAAGAACCACCCCCCGCGTGAAGACGACGAGTTCGACGCGAAGGTCGGCTACAACGAAGAGACGTTCATGCTCCCCCTCCTGACGGAGGCGACGGTCGCCGCCCGCGACCACCAGGGCCAGGACGTGCCCCTCGACCTCGAGGCGTGGCTGGATGAGGACGACGGTCTCGACCCCGTCGACACCCTCGCCTGGTTCAACACCGCCCTCGGACTCCAGACCGGCCGGCAGTCGCGGGGCCCTCTGCTGCGCGTCTCCTGACGGACTCCCCCTCCCTCCGGGAGGAAGCGCTGGCGGCGCGCAACATGAACCTGACGATGTCCGAATGGGATGCGCTCTCGGACGACGACAAGGACTGGGCGCTCGGTACAGACCGGCTCGAGACCTGCCCCCGCTGTGGCGGGCATGACCCGGACCGTCTCTGCCAGAACCCCGACTTTCAACGCGCGTGGATCTTCACCACCCGCACCTGCTATCGAACGATCGCCTTCGAGCGCGGCATGAAGAAGTTCGAAGGTCACCCGGACGCTGCTGCCGTGGTCGGCACCGTCACTCTCGACCCGTCTAGGGCGAAGTCCGCACAACGACGATAGGGGGCCTCTGTGGCGACTCAGACTGTCCGCACGATCTATGAGGCTGTCGTCAACGGGGCTCAGGCGAATCTGGGGCGACTCGCGCGCGAGACGGACAAGGCCGCGACCAGTGTCGACAAGCTCGACCAGGCCCTCGACTCCGCCGGCAAGAAGGACGTCACCCCGAAGATCGACCTCGACATCGCCGAGGCGGAAGCGAACGTCAAGAAGGTCCGCGACGAGCTCGAGAAGCTCGAAGCGAACCCGACCGACCCGGTCCTCGACCTCGACATCCAGAAGTCGCAGGAGAAGATCGGCCGGCTCGAGCAGGAACTGCAGATCCTCTCCCGCATGGACGCCTCCCCCCAGGTCGACGCGGACACCGCCCGTGCCGAGGCGCAGATCGAGGGCCTGCAGAACCGGATCAAGGCGATGGAGGCCCTGAACTCCGAGGTCACGGTCACGGTCGACAGCATCCGTGCCCAGGGCGAGCTGGAGTCTGCGGAGGCGAAGCTCAAGCAGCTGCAGGGCGCGAAGGCCGAGATGGTCGTCACCGCCGACGCGTCCGGTGCCGAAGAGGTCTTCGACGACATGGACGACGAGGGTGCCGCTGCTGGTGCGGAGGCTGGCGAGATCGCCGGGAACGCGATCATCGACGGCCTGAACTCCACCCCGATCCTCGGTGCCGTCTCGGGCATCATCCTCGGCGTCGGGGCGTACCTCGGCAAGCAGCTGATGGACGACATCCAGGCCCAGATCGCGACCGAGGACGTGTTCGGTGCCGCCGCCGGCCTGGATGAGGCTACGGCCCGGAAGTTCGGGACCGCAGCGGGGCTCGCCTACTCCAACGCCTGGGGTGAGTCGCTCGAAGCGAACATGGGCGTCGCACAGTCCGCGCTCGAGAACGCCCTGATCCTCCCCGATTCGACGGGGCGCGAGATCCAGACCGTCATCGAGCAGCTGAACGCTGTCTCGGACATCCTCGACGTGGATGTGACGGAGGCCGCTGAGGCGGCGGGCAACATGATCAAGAACGGCCTCGCGAAGGACGCGACCGAGGCGTTCGACGTCATCATCGCGGGCCAGCAGAACGGCCTGAACCGGTCCGAGGACTGGCTCGACACCCTCCGCGAGTACTCCTCCATGTTCGAGTCGATCGGCCTGTCCGGTGCGGAAGCTGGTGGCCTGATCGAACAGGCCATGGATGCCGGCGCACGCAACTCCGATGTGGCCGCGGATGCGCTCAAGGAGTTCTCCATCCGGGCGCAGGACGACTCGGAAGCGACCCGGCAGGCGTTCCAGGACCTCGGCCTCGACGCTGACGAGATGGGCAAGGCGATCTCGGCCGGCGGCGACACCGCGAAGGACGGTCTCGACACGGTCCTGGACGGGCTCCGCTCGATCGAGGACCCCATGGCCCGGAACGCGGCCGGTGTGGCGCTGTTCGGCACCATGTGGGAGGACATGGGCAACGGTGCCGCCGTCCTCGCGATGGACCTCGACGACCTCGGCGGATCCTGGGTGAACGTGGGTGACACGTCGGCGGATGCGATGGAGCGCATGTCCTCCAACGCGGCCACGGCGTGGGAGTCGGCGAAGCGGACCCTCGAGACGGGGATCGACACGCTCCTTGGGGGCTTGTCGGTGGCGTTCTCGGCCCCGCTTGAGGACCTGTCCGGCTGGATGTCGACCAACACGAACACCATCCTGGGGTTCCTGATCGACATGGGGTACGGGTTCTTCGACCTGGCCCGTGCCGCGATTGAGTTCGGTGCCTCGACCATCGAAGTGATGGGGGATGTGGCGGGTGCCCTCGACGGGATCGTCGACGGGATCGGTGTCGCAGTCGAGGCGTTCGGCTACCTCACCGGGGATCAGGACATGGTCGACCTGGGCCTGTCTATCCAGGGCGCGGCCGATGACATGGAGACGTTCAGCGACAACGCTGACGGTGCCGCCCAGATGCTCCGCGACGAAGTCGGTGGGGCACTCGATGAAGCCGAGCGCAGGTTCACCGACTTCACCGGCCCGGCACTGCTGCAGACCGCGATCAACGACGCGATCAACGCCATGGTCGCCGACACAGACCGATTCGTGGACCGGGTCGAGAACATGCCCGACGCGGAGATCACGATCAACGGCGACACCCTCCCCGGTGAGGAGGCTCTGAACTCCCTGATCGAGGAGGTCGCCGCATCGGATGGCACGGTCGAGATCAACGGTGAGACGTTCCTGATCGAGGACGCCATGGCTGAGGTTCTCCGGCTGGGTGATGCGGGGATCGATGTTGAGGTCACCGCGAACACCGCACCGGCCCGGTCGTCCCTCGACGGGATCATGACCGAACCACTGAATACCGAGGTGACGGTCACCGCCAACACCACGCCCGCGAGCAATCAGTTCGGGGGGCTCGTGTCCAGCGTCCCGCCTGCCACGGTGCAGACCGGCGCGAACACGGACGCGGCGGAACAGTCGATCAACCATACCGCCCGAGACCGCGACACCAACATCGACGTGGGAGACAACGCCTCGGGCTCAAGTTCCCGGATCGACAATGCGTCACGCGACCGAAGCACCAGCATCGGGGTGAGCGACAACGCGTCCGGGTCCAGCTCGAGGATCGACAACGCGTCACGGAACCGCGACTCGAGCATCAACGTGAACGACAACTCGTCGTACGCGAACTCGCGCATCAACAACGCGGCCCGTGACCGTTCGATGCGGATCAACGTCTCGTACTCCGATCCGGGGTTCCGAGGCTCGGGAGGATCCTCTCGCGGCTTCGCACTCGGCGGCAGGATCCCGGGCTCCTCCGGGTACGCGTCCGGGTACGGGATCGTTCCGGCGCCCGCAGCTCCGTACGGGGTGGACAACATTCTGTGGCCCGATCATTCGGGTGGCGGGCCTGGTCTCGCTACTGGTGGGCCGGTGCTAAATCGGCCTCTCGCGGGTGGGGAGTGGGTCGTGAACCCGATCTCCTCCCGCCAGCATGACGCGACCTTGCGGGCGATCAACGAGGGCGCGACCCGGTCCGAGCTCGCCGCCATGATCGGCGGCAGCGGGTCCGGTCCGTCGACCCCCACCCTCGATGGTGCCGCACTCGGCGCGCTCGCAAACGCGGTCCGTACCGGGGCGTCCGGTGCACGGATCGTGCTCACTGACGATGTCGCGGCGGGTGCGTACATGCGTGGCAGGACGACTCTGGAAACGTTTGGAGGCCCCCTGTGAGTGCATTCATCGTCTCTGCCGGGGGGCTGCTCGAGATCGGGTGCCCGTCGCGGCTGACCCGGGAGACGGCGCAGTCGGTCGATGTGATCCCTCTGCTGGGCGGGCGCCGGAAGGCTTTCGTCCAGCGGGGTGGACGCCGGGCCTGGTCTGTGGACGTGTCCGTCGCCCGTCCTGGCGAAGTGTCAACCCTCGAGGCTGTGGCGCGGCAGGTTGGCCCGTACGGATGGTACGGGCCGGAGGCTGTGGCGGGGAACCTGTTCTCTCCGCAGTCGTCCGGGTTCGAGGTCTTCTCAACCACGAATGCGGCCGATGCGGGGCTGGTGCAGCTCCCGGATGGGACGGTTGCGCGGTCGGTCCTGCATGTCTCCTATCGGGTGACGGTGGGGAACGACCTTGAGGATCCGCCTGTCCGTCCCGGGGAGCCGGTGACGGTGGGTGCGTGGGGCCTGAACGGTCTCCGGTTCATTGGGACGTGGCGTGACGCGGCCGGGGCTGAGGTCGGGTCCTGGGATTCGGGACAGCTACCGGCGTACTCGGGCTGGCAGTGGCGTGAGTACACGATCACCGCTCCCGCAACGGCGTCCGCGATTCGGGTCCAGCTGCTGGGTGGGGCGCAGTACGCACTCCCCTCGGTCGCATGGGGCACGGTCGGCCGTCCCGAGCTCGGGACGGGATGCCCCAAGGCGATCATCCACTCCCCCAGCTTCTCCCCGGTCTCCCTGTGGGAGGGAGCGAACTACACCGACACCAGCTACACGGTGACCGAGCTCGGATAGGAGCCATGATGCAGCAGCCCATCACTCGGCGTGACGTGCACGAACCGTCGCTCACGGCGACGCTGGGCGGGCGGACTGTCGCTCTGCAGTCCGCGTCGATCGACCGGGCGCTCCCGGATCCTGTCCAGCGGGACCGGATGCGGGGCGCGAAGGGGACCCTCGTCACCGTCGAGGGTCCGGACGTGGCGGATACTGTCGCGACTCCCTGGGATCCGGGGTCTCAGTGGCCTCCCGTCCCGGAGTCCCCGGCAACTGTCGCGATGGACACGGGCGCCGGGGACGTGTCGCTCCTGACGAACGGGCGAGTCGTCTCGGCCCGCGGCGGGACGTCTCAGCGGCAGATCCCTGTCGTCGTCGCGGATCAGTACCAGTCGCTCGATCGGACGATCTCGTGGGATGCGGTCCCGGCCGCGATCCCGTCGATCCAGGAGCGGGGCACTTCCCGGTACGTGTCGATGCTGACAACCAGCATCGTGGACATGATCCTGCGGGAGTGCGGGTGGTATGCGACTCCACCCCGGATCGGGTTCACGTCCCTGTCTGTCCCTGCGATGGGCACGATGTGGCCCGAGTCGGGGCTCGTCACCGCTTGCGGACGTGAGTCCGACGTGAACTACGGCGGGTTCCCGGCCTGGCCGACGACGACTTGGGGCATGGGCGTGGATGACTGCCGTGCTGACTACTCCCTCGCGGGGTCCTACTCGGTGAAGTCTCGTGGCCGGGTCGAGATGTGCGCCGTCACCCAGAACAGCACCGGGACGAGCAGCATCGCCGTGTCGAACAACGCCGGGTCCGGCCTGTACCGGCTCCTGTGGACTGCGTCGACCGCGTACATTCAGGCTCGGGACAACTCGGGAGCATTCCAGAACGTCGTGTCGGTTCCGCGGGTGAACGGGCTCCTGTACGCGACGATCGAGTACGTCTCCGACACCACCGTGCTGGGGACGATCCGGTGTGGCGGTGCCTCGAATGCAGCCACCATGACGGGTACGTCGACGTGGGCGACTACGCATGCGGCGACGTCAGCCCGCCTGATCGTGCAGGGCGCGGCGGCGGGGTTCCAGGTCGCATTCCCGTCCTCCGCGGGGACGCTGACGAACTGGGCACCGAACGCTGTCCAGTACGTCCGTACCTCGCAGAGGAACAACCTCATGATCCGCCCCTCCGTGGAGGGGGAGAACTGCGCGAGCTTCCTTGCCAGCATCTGCGAGGCAGAGGCCGCGACCTACTGGATCGACGAGACGGGAGTGCTGCGCTGGTGGGATCTGACCCGCCTCGAGGCAACCGCCGTCGTTGCGACCCTGACCAGTGACAAGGACATCAGCGACGCTGGATTCGAGTGGGATCACTCCCAGTCGTCGCTCCGGTCACGGGTGGCGGTCAACTGGCGTGAACCGCTGCGTACCTGGTCCTGGACGACGTCCGTCGATCTGTGGGAGGGATCCGGGGGGACTGTCCAGTCCGGCAGCGAGCCCGAGGAGTACTGGGTCAACGTCCCCGATGACGAAGTGTGGGTCATGGTGGATACGGCGATCCGCCGCGCCCCCGGCGACGGATCCCTGCTGGACTTCAACTCCGGTTGGGGGTCCTGGTACGGCGCCCGCGGTGACCGTGGTGACGGCGTGGATACGTGGGCTCAGCTCACCGGGTCGGGGTCGTTCCTGATGACGATGCAGCGCGTCACTGACCGTGCTTTCCGGATGTGGATGCAGTGGACGGGGTCGATTCCGCTGGCGCAGAAGGCGGTCGGGGCTGAGGCGGGTGGGTCCCTGTGGTCGGCCCGCTACGACATGGACCTCCCGGTCATCCGGGGAAAGGCCCGCTATCAGTTCACGGATCGGCTCACGTACAGCGCACAGTCCGGTCCTTCGTCCTCCCCTGAGCGGGGGATTGATGCGGGCTGGTTGATCCAGTACGCGGACCAGGCGGCGTACACGGCGAACTACTACGGCACGCGAGTGACGGTCCCGCAACCGGTCCTGTCCAGCATCGGCTTGACCCCGATCCCCGGCCTGCAGCTGGGCGACATGGTCGAAGTGCAGGAGACGCACCGGTCGCGCCTCACGATCCGGGGCCTGGTGGTCGCGGATTCGAAGCAGGTCGCGGCCGGCATGGACATCACGCATGCGGTCGCGGTGCGGCCGCTGTACGTCACCCGCAACGGGGTGAAGTGGCAGGAGTGGGGCCGCGCAGTGGGCGGGGATCAGTACCAGGAGTGGGGAGCCCGCCAGTCGGGCAAGACATATCAGCAGTGGGGCGCGAATCCCCTACTCGGAGAGGACGTGGTTTGACCATGGCGGAAACGCTCAGCAACGGGGTCGTGATTCCGCAGGGAACGGACCTGATCCACGGCAGTGGTGTGCAGGCAATGCGGAACTTGGGTGCCTCGGTCGACGGGCAGCTCGGGAACCGGTACACGAAGGCGCAGGCGGATTCTCTGCTGGCGGAGAAGGCGGGGACCTCCCACACGCACCCTGTCGCCCAGGTGACGGGGCTACAGGGCGCACTTGACCAGGCTGCTCTCACAGCCGAGTGGGCGCAGATACCGGACAAGCCGACCGCATTCCCGCCATCCGTGCACCAGCACGCCCAAGCGGACGTGACAGGGCTCGCCGCGTCACTGGCCACGAAGATGAATGTGGCCGCTACCGGGATCGTGAACGTCGACCTGAACAGCCTGTTCACGCCCGGCGTCTACTCGCAGGGGTCGTCCACGACTGCCGCGAACCCCGGCCTGCACTACCCCGCCCCGTACGCGTGCAGGATCCTGGTCATGGCGTCTCCGACACAGAACCAGGTCACGCAGGTGGTGTGGACGTACTTCGCGACGGCACAGTCGGAGATGTTCTGGCGATCCTTCATCGGCGGAACGTGGGGGCCGTGGGCGCGAGTCGCTACCGAGGCGGACCTGGACGGCCTCGTCCCCGATTCCGACCCGCGCCTCACGGACGCACGCACGCCACTTGCCCACATCCACCCGATGGGCGACGTGGCCGGACTGCAGGACGCTCTCGACGCCGCCGGCAGTGCTGACGAGCTCGATGCACTGTCCACGCGGATCGACAACATGGCATCCGCCTACGATGTGTGGCTCGAAAACGGCCACAGCGGCACCGAGGCCGACTTCCTGGCCGCTCTCCGGGGCACGCGGGGGCCGGAAGGACCCTACGGCGGGACTGAAGTCACCGACCCGCAGGTCGCGTCATGGATTGGCGATAAGACCACCCAAACGGGAGAGAAGATCGACCGCGCCTACCGAGCGCACGTATCCGTCAAGGAATATGGCGCAGAGGGTGACGGCGCTACCGATGACACTGCAGCGGTCCAGTCCGCGCTCACTGCCGGAGCGGGCGGGACGGTGTACTTCCCCCCTGGCTATTACCGGCTCACGGAGCCTCTGGCTGTTCCCCGCGACACGACGGTCTCGGGTGCCGGGTCGTCGTCCGTGGCCCTGGACTGGTCGGCGATGGCGTCGTTCCGTGCTGTGTCGTTGCTGGCCTGGGAGAAGGGCACGGTCGAGACCGGTTCCGCACTGGCAGCGGATGCTGTCCGGGGTGCGGCATCGGTGGCAGTGTCGGCCGGGCATGGACTCGTGCCGGGCGATGCGGTGCGCGTCCTGTCGGACGAGGAGATCGTGTCGGGAGAGGCGACGAAGGCAGAGTTCCAGCGGGTCCTCGCGGTCGACGGTGAGACGGTGACCTTCGGTGCGCCCCTGTTCGATTCGTACATGGTCACCACGGGTGCACGAGTACAGAAGGCTGACCTGGTGACGGGTGGCTTGAATGGTGTTTCGGTGCGTGGCAAGGGTGTGAATTCTGGCGGGTACGGTGACACGGTCGTCGAGTTCTCTCTTGCTCGGGACGTGACCGTCAGTGACGTGAAGTTCCGCGACGTCGAGAACAAGTGCCTGCTCATGAACTCCGTGGTCGGCCTGTCGATCTCGGACTGCTTCTTCTGGTTCGACCCCAGCTTCACGCCGCTGCAGTACGGGATCGCCGCGACCGGCGCCTGCCAGTTCGTGTCCATCCGAGGCGTCCACTCGTGGAACGACCGCCACATGTTCACCACCTCGTCGAGCGGGACTCTTCTAGAATCCCGGACGGAGTACCGAGGGGTTCCTCGGTTCATCGCCATCACCGGGTGCACTGCGTACGGGTCCTGGCAGTCCCCGATCGACACACACCGTGCCGGCGAGTACATCTCCATCACCGGAAACTCCCTCACGTCGGAGTCTGCCGGCATCAAGATCCGCGGCGCGAACGTCCTCATCTCCGGCAACACCATCGTCGGGAAGACGACCTCCGGGGGCGGTGGCCCGAACGGGATCTACATCGGGATGCTGTGCGACGGCATCCAGATCATCGGGAACTTCATTCGCGGCTTCCGCGACGGGGTCCGTTTCGACACCCCGGACCAGCCCTCGCGGGGCCTGGTCGTCTCGAACAACCACATCGTGGACTGCGAGCGGCCAGTGTTCGTCGGGTCCACGTCGACGATGTATCGGCTCAAGATCGACGGGAACTACCTCCGGGCCCTGCCGGGGCCCAGCAACTACCCCGTCTACCTGGTGTCCACGGTCGAGGACATCGAGATCGCGGGCAACACCCTCGAGGGCGGGAACATGGGCGTGTATGTCGCCTCTACCGACCGCCCGGTGACACGCGCGCTCGTGCAGGGGAATGTGGTCCGCGATCAGGCGTCGTTCGGGATGTTCTTCCGCAACATGACGGACGCGCTCGTCACCGGGAACCACGTCATCAGCTCGGACATCCGATTCACGGACGTGTGCGTGAACGTCACGACGGGTCTGAATCTCGCGAGGATCGAAGACCTCACGACCGGGAAGGTGATCACTCAGAAGTAGTGAGTCCTGGGTGATTGTCGGCTCGGGGTGGCGCGACTCGTGCCCAGCTGTGTTCCGGGTCAAGGTCAAGACCGTCCCCGGCGGGGGACCACACCCACACGTGCTCTCCGTCAGTTCGGAACCGGACCTCGATCACGTCGCCGGACACCCAGTCCTCGGCAATCTCGGACCACTCCCGCATCTGTGCGGCCTCATCAGCGCTCATGGAACGACACTAATCAGGCTGGTGCGGATACTCCCCGGGTTAGCGGGAGTTCGTTACCGGACCGGGACCATCGGCGCGCCCCAGGCCCTCGACACCACTGTCGGGGGCCTTCCTCATGCCCGCACGGCGGGAGAACGGAGCACCAGCATGCCGTATCAGTCCCGCTCGGCGTGGACGAGCCGACCGAACAGGTCCGTGAAGACCCGGTACAAGCAGCAGCACCTCACCTGGCACTACCCCGGGTTCGGGTCGGACAGCATCAAGACCGCGTCGTGGTCTCACGACCGGTGCCTCTCCCAGATCGACACGTGGGAGCGACAGCACCAGCGGCGCGGGTCGAAGAACATCGAGTACAACTGGTTCGCCTGCGCCCACGGCTACCTCATCGAGGGTCGTGGGGATCGGCAGAACGGGGCGAACGGCACTAGCCACTCGAACCGGCGCGGCCAGTCCTGTCAGGTGCTGATCGGCGACAACGAGCCCCTCACCGCAGGGCACCGGTCCGCGATGCGTGAGTGCGTCGCCCGCGTGGAGCGGAACCACAAGGGCTCTACCGGCACGCAGTACGGGCACCAGCACTGGGTGGGCACCCGATGCCCCGGCCCGTACGTCATGGCGGAGATTCCGGTGCGCCCCGGGCTGTCGATCCCGATCGGCGGCGGTGCGGGCGTTCCGCAGCCTTCCCGCCCGTCCGTGAAGCCCGACCCGAACCGGCCCTGGCTCACGTCCCCCCGGGTCGCGGCCATGTCGAAGGCCGAGGTCCGCTCCATCCAGCACGTTCTCGCCGGGTTCGATCTCGACCTCGGCTCCTACGGCGTCGACGGCTCCTACGGAGACGACACCGGCAAGGCAGTCCAGACCCTGCAGCGCGAGCTGCACATCACCCCCACCGATGGGATCTACGGTCCCGGAACAGAGGCAGCAGTCATGACCATCCGCGAGGACATCTCGACCATCAAGCGGTCGCTCGAGCCCGGGATCAAGGGCAAGCGCGTCGACGGAGAGTTCGCCAGCTTCATCCGGGACCAGCGGAACATCCTCCGCGGCGACATCGCCCAGTCCCGTGCCGCGATCATCAAGGCCGTGCAGGAGACGGGCAAGGCACAGGGACTCACCGACGCACAGGTCGCCAAGATCGCATCCGCCGCCGCCGAAGCCGCTGCCAACGTGTCCGCTGAGGACGTCGCCGGACTCCTCGACATCACCGTCAAGGGCTGACACCCCAAGACCTGAGAGCAGGTGGTGAGGACATGGCATGGACTGGGATTCTCTCGGACCGATCTCCCTAGCCCTCACCGCCGCATCCGCGGTCGTGGGCGGGGCCATCAAGTGGATCGACGCAGTACGGCAGCGGAGGCGGGACCAGATGATCAAGGCACTCGAGTACCGCCTCGCCGCCGAGGAGAAGGACCACGCAGAGGACAACGCCGAAGCCGCGGAGAAGCGGGTCGCGCTCGAAGCAGAGCGGGAACAGTACCGCGAAGCGTACTTCTCGGCCCGGGCCACCCTCCGCTCCTACGAGCGGCAACTGCTCGCAGCAGGCATCACGCCGGAACCCCACTGGGAGGAGCCTGATGTCTGAGACGGAGCGGGGCGACCTGATGGTCGCGGAGGCGGGCGGGAAATACCGCCGCGCCGGCGTGTACGCGTGGATCGGGAGGGTCGCCCTGGTCGGGCTGGTCCTCGCGATCCTCGCGATCCAGGGGTACGGATACATGACGGGCAAGCAGCGCGAGCGAGAGATCGACGCACTGCAGGCCCGCGCTTCCGAGTCGGATACAGCAGCGGTCGAGGTTGCCGAGGACAGGCAGCAGCAGGCCCTGACCATCACGGAGCTCTGCCAGTCGGGCGCGATCGAACAGGATCCGGCCGGGCAGGCCGTGTGTGACGAGGCGGCACAGACCGCGGAGCAGGATCCCGCGGAGACGGTCGCGCAGGCGAAGGCAGGCCCGCAGGGGCCACCGGGACCGCCCGGAAGGCCGGGCGCTGATGGTGTCGACGGGAGCGATGGCGCGGACGGGTCCGATGGACCGGTGGGCGCCACGGGTCCCGAGGGTGCTGACGGCACCGACGGAGCACCCGGCGAGGACGGCGCACCCGGTTCTGCTGGCGAGTTCGGGCCTGCCGGTGAGTCTGGCCCGTCGGGCGAGACCGGTCCCTCTGGGACTCCTGGCGGCACGGGGCCTCGCGGCGCGTCTGGTGACACCGGAGCGACAGGCCCCCAGGGCCCGGCCGGACCGAAGGGTGACCCGGGTCCGGCCGGGCCCTCTGGTGACCGTGGCCCCGCGGGCGAGGACGGCACCGACGGGCGAGGCATCGACTCGGCCACCTGCGACCCCGACACCGGCCGCTGGACCATCCAGTACAGCGACGACACCACCAGCGATGGCGGCACCTGCCTCGTCACGCCGGACGATCCGGCACCCACCCCCACCCCGACCGAGGAGGTCACCGAATGAATGCGCAGATCGAGTATCGGACTGCACGCATTATCGCGCTCTCTGGGACAGCCCAGAGCGACCGCGTGGTGGCACGCATCGAGTGTGACCTGGACATTCTCAAGACGCGTCCAGGAGACCTCCTGACGCTCGCCTTCCCGAAGGAGACCTCATGAAGTACCGCAAGGACGTTCCGACCGTGCTCGGCAACCCCGCCCGCGTCATCGCCCAGCCCAAGACCCGCGCCTACATCTACGGGGTCTCGATCCCGCTGATCGCGCTACTCGTCGGCCTCGGCTACCTCACCGACGGCACTGCCGGCCTGGTCCTGAACCTCGTCGCGGCCGTGCTCGGCGTCGGATCCAGCGCGCTCGCCGCGGCGAACACCAGCGTGCCGAAGGATCGCGACCCGAACGTACGAGCCTGACTCCCCTCACTGACGCCCCCACCCCCTGGCTCCGGCCGGAGGGTGGGGGCGTTTCTCTATGCCCGAGTCCTGACTACTTCGCGCAAGCTCGACCGCAGGTCAGCGCGTCGCCGCTTTTGCCGCTAGACTCGCCGCCTAGGCCGCTCCACCGCAGGTCAGGGCACAAAAACAGGCGATCCGCGTGCGGGGTTCAAATCCCGTCGATCACCCCAAATAATGAGGGCCCCGGTGAGAGTTCACCGGGGCCCTCATCGTCGCGCCCGGCTCCTCGGGCGCGAGACCCGGTGAGGTCGCAGGTGCCGTCGGCCCGCCTCAGCCACGACCGCCGAAGAGCCGCTTCAGCCCGCCGAGCATTCCGCCCGGGGCCTCGACCACCATCGGCTCGGGAGCCGACGGGTCACCGTCCAGCACCAGCAGGGCGGTGCGAGGGATGTTCAGCAGCTCGAGCAGCTGGGCGAGCGGATCACCGTCGACATGGTGGGCGCCGCACAGCTCTCGCAGCTGCTGTCCCGCCACCGGGCCGAAGGCCGCAGCCAGCGCGTCGCAGGCCGCGGAGCGCTCTGCGGTGTCGTCGAACTGGTCCACCCAGACGCTGTTCCAGTGGATCGCCTCCAGGAGGTCGTCGCGATCTTCGAGGACGACGCCCGAGCCGCTGCCACGGGACAGCTGGAGCACCGGACGGTCCGTGCCCGGCCAACTGTCGACGTCGAGGGCACCAGGGCCGAGCCCCGGTGCGTCAGGGTCATGCACCGTGAACCAGTCTCCACCGATCTCCGTGAGCACCCATCCTCTGTCGTCGCGGGCGAGCTCCTCGGCGAGTCTGCGGCGCCGATCAGCGTCGCCGCGGTCCAGCAGGACATCCCGCTCGGTGTAGTCCTCCAGCTCCGGCAGCCCGCTCACCTCACTGTTGACGTCCGCGGCGACCAGGGAGAGAGCGATGTCCTCCGCCGTCGTCTCCCCGAGCAGGTGCTCCTCGAGAGCGAGGCGGAACGGCTCCGCGGCCTCGGGCATCCTGAGCGTCGCCGCGATCGCGGCGGGAGCCTCCGCCGGGATGCTCCCGTCGTGGGCGTCCCAGACGAACCTCTGCTCCGCTCCCCCGGTGCGCACGCGCACCACGCGCGGATCCTCGGCCTCGCCGAGGAGCACCAGGTCCCAGGACCCCGGGAGCGCCGCCTCCTGCTCGACCCAGGCCGCGGTCCACCCGCTCGGCGCGGTGGGTCCCACGCTCCACATCCGGGCAGGATCATCGGGGGTCGGGAGAGGGGCGAAGGCGGCGAGGATCTCGTCCTGCGACGCCCGGGCGATGAGCAGCAT